CCTGTCACCTCGATGGATGACTACAAGTTTATGCCTGCTCCTACTGACCAAAATCAGCAGGTGGCGTTTATGCTTATCGACAGAGTTGAGATGAATCACGCATCATATTTTGGTCTTCCGCATCCGCAGATTATGCCGCAGAAGACTCAGGTTACTCAACAGTTTATTATCAACAACTGGCTTGATGTGTGGAGTGAAGCCTTTGCTATGACATTCAGTCTGATGCTCCAGTATATGGACTCCGCTGAAATCGAACAGATTACTGGTACGGCTCTTCCTCAAAATATGTCCAGCGTTAGCAATATGTACGACTTCCAAGTTAAGTACGATGTGCGAGAACTCGACACGAACTTTGTCATCGAGAAACTCAAGGCTATTACGCAATTTGTCCTTCCTCTGGATGGCGGTGGCGTTATCGACAAGAACAAGTTGGTCAAGGCGGCTATCGAGGCTATCGACCCTGACAAGGCTAAGGAACTCATCATTAACCAGACCTCCGCTTCTCAGCAGATGTACAAGGACATCCAGTCTGACATCGGCCTTATGATGCTTGGTAACGAAGCCAACTATGTTGAGAACGACCCGTCTGCTCCTACAAAGTTGCAGTATATGCAAGACATTATGAGCAAGAATCCGAAGGCTCAGCAACAAATGCAACAAGACCCTCACTTCCGTGCTCTCGTGGAGAATATGATGAAGAATCTCCAGATGTCCGCTATGCAACAGCAGAACAAGCAGATTGGACGCACGGGGGTTACTCCCGTAGGCGAACAAGCCGCTGGACAGATGAAGCAACAGATTGACCAAGCCAATCAACAGCAACCTCAGGAATAATGCGTTACCCTAACCAAATCATTACAGGTCTGTCGTTTGAAAAGAACAACGACCTCTGGAAGGCTCTGCATATGCTCCTAGACGCTTCTATTGAGTCCGAGGTAGCCTCCGCTATCTCTAAGGATAATAAGGGAGAAGACAGGGCTTGGTATGCTGGCAGGGCTGAAGCCTTGACCGCATTTAAGTCTATTCTTATCCAGACCCGAGAAGAAGTGCTGGCTGACCAAGGAAGACCCTCCGAAGCACATAGTTCGTCAGAAAGCGGTATGTAATGGTTATAGTACTTGCTTAGTATAATTTTAAGCCGTAACTGGCTACTAGTTCTGGAACTATTACAACATCCTGCATATAAAAACGGACTTTAGACCTTATCTAATGAATACAGAAAATCAAGCCGACCTTAGCACGGCTCAAAACAACGCTACGACAAACGAAAGCCCCCCGCAGGCGTTCGATATCAGTAAACTCGCTGACATAGTTAGCGAATCCTTCCTAGGCGGTAAGGAAAATAGTGAGTCTTCAGTCTCGCAGGAGCAAACTGAAGCGGAAGGTCAAGCGACTTCCGAGAATAGTGAGGTTCTTTCTCAAGATAACGATACAGCCACCGAACAGGACGAGTCTACAGATTCCGAGGAAACCGAAGAAACCAAATCTGAAGATAACGAACTTGATAGGGGCTTGCCCAAAGGTGTTAAGAAACGCATCGACAAACTCTCTGCCAAACGCAGGGAGGCTGAAGCAGAAGTGGAACGACTCCGTTCTGAGGTGGATAGACTGTCGCAAGAGGCTAACAAGCCAGCACAGATTCCGACTCAGGACAATCCTTACGCTCACCTGTCTACGCTAGAAGAGGTTAATCGAGAGATTGACCAAGCCAAGCAAATCAGACGCTGGTGCGAAATGAACCCCGATGGTGCAGTAGTTACAGGTAAGGATGGAAACGAAGTGGAATACTCCGCTGAAGAAGTGCGAAACATCAAAATCAAGTCTCTTGATGCGATGGAAGACCACCTCCCCAAGCGTATGCAGTACCTCCAGAACTTCAATCAAATGGAAACCATTGCCGCTAAGGAATACCCTTGGTGGAAGGATAAGGCATCACGAGACAGACAAATCGCTGAGACTTTCCTGAAGGCTTTCCCTGAAATCCAGAAATTCCCTGACTACAAGATGGTGATTGGTGATTACATCTCTGGCGTAAAAGCGAGAGAATCCAAAGGCAAGTCCTCTGGAGTTATCAACAAAGCACCCAACCAGCCTAGACCTTCTTCAGCACCGAACTCCATTCCTTCCAAGGATTTGAAGTCTCAGCAAGCCCAGAAGCGTTTTTCTGCATCGAACTCTAGAGATGACCTTTCGTCTATAATCGCTAACCGATTCCTGTAATCATTCAAAACCCCTAAACCCTATATACTAATATGGCTAATCTCACAGAACCCTCCTTCTCGTCTGGTAAGAGAGAAGAACTCGCTGACCTCATTGCTCTCGTTGATGCTAAGGATACTCCTTTCACCTCGATGGCTAAAAAGGGTAGCAAACCCGGAAATACCCTGTTCCGCTGGCAGGCTGATTCTCTTCCTACCCCGAAGATTACTGGCACAGTCGATGGCACAGATGTTTCGACCTACGAAAACTACACCAAGGATGGTGCTACACAGTATCGTGCTGAACTCAGCAACTACATCCAAATCTTCAGACGCTCTGTTCGTGTGTCCCCGCTTACGCAGGACATCGCCACAGTCGCTGGCGTTCGTGATGAACTCGCTAACAATGTCGCTAAGGGCATTCAGGCTATCAAGCGTGATATGGAAGCCTCGATGTGTTCCGACAATGGTGCTCAGGCTGACGCTGGTGGTTCTACCCCCTACCTCACTCGTGGTCTCCACAAGTGGCTTCAACCGATTGCCACGAAGGATTCTGTCCTTCCTGTCATCGACCAGTTCTGCACACCTACCGCCAATCGCTCGACTGTCGGTACTGCCGCCCTTACTGAGTCTGTCGTTCAGAATGTCCTCACAGGCATCTATTCCCAGACTGGTCAGTTCAAGGATTATGACCTCCTCTGTGGTACTGCCCTGAAGAGAGCGTTCACGAACCTCGTGTTCACTACGCCCTCCTCTGGCTCTGCCAACACCCAGACTGCCATCCGCACCTTCAATCGTGAAGCCAACGAGTCCGCTTATATCGCCTCTGTTGACATTTTCGAGGGTGATTTCGGTAAGTTGAGACTCCACCCTTCCCACTACCTCAAGGCTTCCTCTGGCGTTGGCTCGACCTTTGTTGGTTATGTCATTCCGTTCGACCAAGTCGAAGTGCGTTATGGTGGCAATGTTGCTGGCGTGACGGCTCTGCCGAACGCTGGTGGTGGCGAAGCCCGAATGATTGAAGCGGTTGCTGGACTTTGCGTCTACAACCCCCTCGCTTTCGGTGTGTTCGACTTCACAGCCTAATCCGCAGTAATGTCAGACATCATTCAAAGTCTGGCTGACGCAGTCCCTGCCCACCTTCAAAAGAGGGTGGAGCAGGAACTCCTGTTGGGCTGGAGAATGAATGAGGTCAAAGCAAAGTCGGTTGCCAAGCAATCGGCTATTTTTCACAACTCCAACGCCGCAAAAAGCGTTGATGGTATTGGCGAGAAAATCGCCTCTATCCCTCTTGATAGTTACCATTATTGGGCACACCGCCTTGGGCCAGATTGCTGGAAAGACGATGAGTTCGTTAATGATTTTATCAGAGATAACCCTGAGGTAGCAGTTAAAAATCGCATCAAGCGAACCTGCGTCCAAGGGGCAATTTTTACAGGTGACGGATATCTCATCAAATGAGAACAGCAAACTTCTCCCAAATCCTTTTTGACGCTCTCCAGTACTCTGGAAATGACCGCCAAAACATCACGACTGACACCTTTGCTCAGTTCCGTGATTTTAGCAACGCTCGTATGCGTGAGGCTTGGGAGGCTAACAATTGGGCTGATGTTTGCAGGTTAATTAAGTTTACTACAGCGGTTGATGTAAACAATGTTACATACTTTACTCCCGCTACAGAATCTGGAGAAATCCTTGCTGTATACACAAAGAATCCTCAGGAGACTACTAAGGCTATCCAACTCCAGTACCAACTGTACGATGATGGCACTTCTAAGAAGGTCATTCTGAATACGGCTATAGTTGAGGGCTGGTATCTCTATCGCCTTGCTTGTCCTGTAATAACTGGAGACTTGTACAACCCTTCTGTAGTTTACTATCAGGGTGTTCAGGTGTACTTTGACTCTGGCTCTGGTACAGGCACTTTTACACCAGTCTTGGGCAAGCCGCACGCTGGCAATTTTTATACCTGCACAGTTGCATCTACGACTGTTGGACAAAATCCTAACACACATCCTAGTCTTTGGGCTAAGATTGAAATTCCTTATATCTTTTCTTCTTTCATTGCTTGGGCTTCTGCCGCTAATTGGCTTGTGTCTGAAGGTCAGATTGCTGAAGCCGCAACAATTGATGCTAAGGCTAAGGAAGTTCTTGATATGGAATACGACAAGACTCTTCGTCAGCAGTCTCAGTTCGGCAGAATCAATATGACAAACACTTACTAAAATGGCTAACATCTCATTCACATCTCCGTTCCTGCGTGGCTTTACTCACGCTACTTTCACAGTAGGCACATCTGCCACTACTGTCCTTGATGCCGCCGTCACCCCCATCAGACGGGTGAGCGTCATTGTCCAGAATCAACACGCCACGGCTGTCATCACAGTCCGTTTTGCTGAGTCTGGCTCTGAAGGGTTCAAGGTCAAGGCTGGCGAAAGCATTTCCCTTGACAACTACAACGGCCACATCCGTTGCCTGTCTGACACCGCCTCTACCCCTGTTCATATTGCCTTTGCCACCTGCTAATGGGTGTTGACTTCAATAGGATAGACTTAGGCATCTCGTCTGGCTCTAGCCGCAACGGGTTCGGTAAAATCGTGTCTAATCCGTCTGGCGGTGGCTTCCCTGCGGCTGGGACTTATAACAGCACCCTTGACGATGTTGATTATCTGGCTGGAGTTACTCATACTGTTGGAACTACACTCTATTATGGGCAATCTGCCGACTACATTGTAAAAAATGATGGGGCTGGTGGCACTTATACTGATTACGCTACCGCTTCTGATATCCAATACAGAAATAATACTTTTGTAACAACTAATGACGAAGCCCACGAAGGTGGTTTTGTGAACCTTAACCCAGTACAGTTAAATGTTGCTACGGCTCACTTTGCTGGATATGAATACACTTGGGATGGGGCTGGTGGATATATTAGGCTAGATGCTAATTTAAATACTGTATATTCTGTAATTGGCGTAAATGAATATGTGTATAATAGCACAGGCACTTACCTTGTAAATATCTTTGGAGGTGATTACCCGAATGGTAAATATACATATTATGTAGCAACTTCTGTCGGTTATTTTGCATCATATGATGGACAAGGAAGTTTTTACTCATATGGAACACCGACTGGTGCATATGAACCATCTATGGGAATGACAGTCTATTGGGACGGCAATGGAGGCTATTACTATTAAACTTTATGGCTACTGAAACTATCATTCCAACAGGCTGGGTTGCTTTCGTTCTAGACGGCAAGACCTGCCTTGGCTACCAAGAGTTCAAGGCTGGCGGCAAGTACGCTGGCATTCTGACCCTCATTACCAAGCCAACCGAGGCTGAACTCAAGGCCGAACTCAAGCGTCTTAAAATTACTTTACCTCAATGATTACCCTTATCATCGCTACAGTCACCTTCCTTGGTGGCGTTTATGTCGGTACACGCTGGTCTGAAAAGATTAAGGCTGTGTACTTCTCTATTATCTCTCAGTAATGGCTAATGAATACCTAAAGGACGGAGATATGGGATTTGTCGGGCTTAACAGCCGTGACAACCCTAGTGCTTTGCCTAAAGGTATTGTTAGTAAGTCTCAGAATTTCAGACTAGACAGGGGTGTCGCTAAGACCAGAAAAGGTCTTCAACGAAAGACTGCTGGGGACATCATCGGCCAGACCATCTATGGTACTGGTACATACATCCAGCCTAACGGACAGGAAATTATTGTTTTGGTTGTTGCTAATGGACTGTACACATACAATCCAGAAACAGAAATTATTTCTTCTAAGATATATTTTCCGAACAGAATAACAGGTGCTACGCTTACATCTTCTGATGCATTAACTGTCACAGTAACAAAAGCCGCACACGGGCTTGCTAATGGAAACAGCGTGTATGTTGAATCCAGTCTTGCTGGTTATTCTGGTTTGTTTGTAATTACTAGTCATACTACAAACGATTTTACATACACTATGCTGGCGGTTGCCTCTTACGGGGCTATTGGCTCAACTTCTTGTTCGTACTCCGCTTCTGAGTTAATAACCACCCCAGAAGGTTGCGATGTCTGCAACGCTATGGATAAAATCTTCATTAGCAGAGGATTTAACAAGCGTCCGCTGATGTGGGACTTAGCGGCAACTATCACAGCACTACCGACTTCTGGTGCTGGCGTTGAATTCCCGAACTGCTCTAGTCTGTTGTACTATGCTAATAGGCTTATTGCTGTCGGCAAATTTCACCTAGAGACAAACCCTCTTAGAAACTACGACACAGTTTCCGTCAGCAATTTCCTTGATTACAATGACTGGGATGCCCTTGACGCTTTTACAATAAATAACGGCAGTAACGACCAAATAGTCGGTGTTGCTCCTTGGACTTTAAATGAGTTCTTGGTGTTTATGCGTAACAGCATTTTTTATGTTAGTGTCGGCT